TGTAATAATCTTCTCTCTAAATAATTGGTTGCTGCATTTGAGGTTGCCATAATTTATCTCCTATGTCCTTGCTCTTCTAGGTAATCCTTGCCTATAAGCATCAGCATTTTCCCTAGCCTCACCTAAATCTTTTAATCTCATAAGTTCTTCATTAAATCTTTTTTCATACAAAGTCAAAACGTCTGGTTCACCTTTCATAAAAATATAACTTTCATAAAGCGATCCGTAAAGTAAAGCACTCCTAGCGTTTGTACTTAACCAAGTTGTTGTTGTATCACTTGATATGGCAGATATGGCAGATGAAGCACCTGTTGTGCCACCTGTCACTGTCTCACCACTTGTAAACGCAGTTGTAGGTACAATGATTGTTAACTTGTTTGTACTGTCGTTTTTGCTTTGTATTGTAGCTGTAGCACCACTAGAAGCACCTGTTATTACTTCATTAACAGCAAGACTAGATGAAGATGCGACTGTTATTTCAATTGTACTATCTGCTAAACTTGTCGGTCTATGATAATAATGTAATTCAACGGAATAATTACTATCAGGTGTTGGTGCGAGTATAAAATTATTTACATCAAATCGTGCATAATATTTTGGTGCACCTGTAGTAGAACTGTTTGGATTGTACTCTTGTATAAAATTTACATCTTTTTCTAATAAAAATTCTATGTTGCTTGAATTTGTTATAGATAAACTAAAAGAAGCTAAATAATCATCTGGTACAGATAAAAATCTATCTGATGATGTTGTGGCACTTGTCACGTTTTTACGAAATACTTCAAAGTCAACAGTTTTAAATATTCTGTTCTCTGCTGCTCTTATAAATTCTCTAAGATTATTAACAAAAGTTGTTTCGGTATTCTCAGAGTAATCTTGTATGGTTGATTTTAATGTCGTTAATGTAAAACTCATTAAGCCTCCAATATGACAGGACCTGCTGAAGCAATCTTGCCACCACCTCTTATTGATCCTACAGTTGCAGTATCTGAAACTGTTATGGTGTAATTATTTGTATCAACAACACTAGCAATAGTAAAGCCAGATGAATTTTCCATCACTGATTTTGTTATACCATCAAAAGAAACTACGTTCCTAAATCTAACTGTTCCTGATGCAGATCTACCATGACTTTTTTCTGTTACAGTTACTGTACTGCTTCCAGAACTACCTGTTTTAAATGGATCAAGCTCTAATAAAACTTCAATAGCTGGTTCTGTTCTAGCAGGTCTTGCATCACGCAAAGCCTCTGCATCTGCTTTTTTTGGTCTAGGATCAAGCTGTGGATGCTTATCTTCGTATTCATCTTTACCTACACGCAGTCCATTCCATTCTTTTCGTGTGTCTTTAGCACGATAACGAAATCCTGAACGATCTGATATTACATATGAATTACTTGGATTTGCATATTTCGGCATCAACCAACCCTATAATATGATAAACTAGGAGCAATAGTAAAAGATGATCTATCTCTATCTTCTGCCATAGCTCTATCAAATTCTTCTTCATATACGTTTTTTAATAATTGTATTCTGTCAGGTGCACGTTTTAATGATATGTAATAAGCCAATCCAGCCGCTAAACAAGGATAAAACCTAAAAGGCACTTCTAAAGTATTTTGCATAGTGTCAGCGTCTTGTATCCTAGTTAGAGCATCATAATGTATAACGTCTGTGCTGTTTTCAGGTGTGAGCCAAATTTTTAAATTAGGTGTTATTTGTCTGTCAAGAAAATATTGTGTTGGTCTACCTGTCGTTGTTTTATTGGGTATAGATAGATAAGTATCACGACTTATACGTGACATATTAAAATCTGTTCCACTCCTTCTAACAACAACGGACAAAACATCAATCACGTCTGTTCCTAAATCATATTCTGAATCACCTGCTGTGAGTGCCTGTGTTCTCTGAACAATTGTCCATTGATTAAGTCCACGATTAGCCCACTCAGCCAACATTAAGTTAAGTGATCTTTTTGCTGTTTTTAAATCATAACCTGTACGTATTTCTAAACCACATCTTTCAAATGCTTCTTCTATATAATCATCAACTGCTAATTCAAAATCGGTAGAGCTTGATGTTGCCATATTTACCTCAAATAGTTTGCGATACGAAAATTAAAACTAATGAACATAATTGAGCGATAGCTAATACAACTATCGCCCATATTTTTTGATTTAAAGATTTAATATCTTCACGTAAGTGAGTAAGATGATTATTTTCAATAGTATCTAATCTTTGATTAATAACTTTTATATCACCTTGTAATTTTGTAGACATCAGTAATTTTTTCTCACTTGCATAATAATTGTGTAAGTATCTGCACTAGAATGACCAACAGTAGTAAATTTTATATCACCTGTTTTACCACTACCAGAATTGTTTGATAATCCACCAAAAGATGTATAATCGTGATAACCAGATTGATTTTCACCTAATTGTATTGCCAACACATCAGATGTAGCATCAAAAAGAATACTAACTTTCATGCCTGTACACTGCCACCATATCTTTTCTATAGTCGCATCTGTACAAGCACGTCCACTTGCATCACTAGCTAAAGCACTTACATCAACTTTTGTAACGGCACTTTCACCTGTGCCGTCACTTATGTTTGTAAATTTTAAAACAGCCGTCTTTAAGCCATCTTGTATGGTTTGACTTGCAACTGTATCAGCCATGTTACCCTCCTAGTATACAGAGTATTCTATTTCGAGAGTACCCCTAAAAGCTGTTAAAGCTGTATCACAAGTAGAACCTGCACCTAAATATAAGTTTTTACTTGCAATTGCTGCACTAATATTTGGTTCAAACACATGAAATGTTCCAGCAGTAGCATCTAAATCAATGTCTACTTCTGTTACTGAATCTGTTGCTGAAATTCTTGGATTAAATGAAGCAACTCCAGCACCCACAATTTCTGTACCAGAAGATATAGCAGCGTTAGTAGCTGTACCTGATGTAGCACTTAATTGTAAGTTAGCCAATGAATTAGCATCACTTGCTGCAGCAGTTGTAATTCCAAGAACTACTTTGTGAATAAAAAATTTACTTGCTGTCACAAGTGCGTCTGGATGATCTGTGTTAAGTTCACCTAATTCTACAAGAACGTCATTGTCTGCATAAGTTGTATCAGCAGCGTTAGTATCTGCCAAACTAATTGCAAATGTTTGAATTTTTCTTGTTCCTAATGAAATTAACTGTCCAGTTGAATTAACTGAAAAACCAGTTTCTGTGATAGCACCAGTAGTGCTGTTTTCATTTATTACTTTTAAACCACTTTTTGATCGAATGGTACTCGAAAAGGTTGTATTAGCCATATTAATCTCCTTATCTTGGCTTGTCTGCTCACGCAGTTAAGGTTTTTTTTAAAGATATAAAAAAAAAGGCGACTTGTAAAGTCGCCTTTAACAATTGTTCGGTTTATTTAAGCACCTGGTGATCCAAATACACATCTTGGATCAGAAAATCCAAATGAATATCTTTCTCTAGCTTTAAACCTCATATTACCAGTTGTGAAATCATCTTCCATTGATGTTGCAAGAGGTGCTCTTTCAAAATGTACGAAACCTCTTGGTGCATCTGTCTTAATGAAAAACGCATCAGTATCTGTTAAGAAGTGATTTACAACATAACCATCTGGTAACATACCCATATTTCTATGAGCATTTACATCATTGTCTGTTGTACCTGGTCTTAGAGTTGACTCTAATAAACGATCAGCAACAAATTGTAATTGAGGTGGAACAATAACTTTCATGCCACGAAGAGCAATAATCATGTTTCTCTCATCAACAAATGTTGAAATGTCAATTAAAGCGTTCTCTAATGAAGTTTCATTTAGATCAGCAGCTGTACTTGGCTCATTTCTAAATGTACCACCTCCACCTAGTGGGTGATCAGTTGCACAAAGCTCCTTACCATCACCACCAGTGAATGAACTGTCAAACGCATTATTCAATACTGCCGCAGCTTTTACTTGCTTACTGTGAGCCATAGAACGAGCTAATGCTCTTGTATATCTTGCACCTAATCTGTCGTACAAGTTATCTTCCATAGCTTCTTGTGTTAAAGCAAACGCTAATGCAATTGTTTCATGCGTATAACGTGCAGTGTAAACTTCATTTGCTGTGTCAAAATTAACACCAGCACCTTCAGCTTTAGTTGGTGCGTTACCAAAACCTGATAACATCACTTCTTCTTCAAATGCTCTGTCAGAAGATTCTGTGTCAAATATTTCTGCGTGTTCTGCATCATATCTGTCATATTCCATGCCAAACAATGCGTTTAGACCTGGTTCTAGCTCTTTCGCTAGTTGTGCTCTACTTATCGCCATTATCTACCTCCTACGCTAAGCCTGCACCTTTTTGACCAAAAATAGAATTTTGGATCACAACGTGCACATTGGTTGCATCTGACGAAACATCAGAATTTTCAGGGTCTTGCGAAATGTCAATACATTTTAAAGGTAAACCAGCAGTTGTGGCACCAGTTGCTACATCTAACTCAGCACCAGAAATACCAGTAGTGGTACTGCCAGAACTTGTGTAGACAATATCAAAGTTACCAAATAAGTCTGCAACTGGAAAAGCTGCATTGCATTGAATTTCATAGATAACATTTGGGTCATCTATAACGAAAGCAATAATGTCAGAAGCATTAGTACTTGCAGGATAGAAATTACTAAATTTCTGTTCCTTAGTTGTTGGGTCAGTATACTGAACACCATTGAATACGCCTACAATAGGAACTGTACCACCATCAGCGTGTACCTCTACAGTACCACCAGTGACTTGAGCTACCATGTCACCTTGAAAGATTGATGTTCCATAATTTGCGGCGATTCTATATCGGCTTTGTCCACCAGTGAAAGGCATACCACCTATTCTACCTACAGGACGCATACCAAAAGCGGCATCTTGATTTGCCATAATTAGATCTCCTTATTAATCATCATTTAAATTTCGGTTATTCCCAAAGGAAACATTACTGCTTCTTTGAGGTTTTAATTTTGGCATGACAGGATTATTTTCTCTCATCCAATCACGATCCACAGCATCCATTTGTGTCTGTGTTTTATTTTCAAAATAATTCTTACGTTGTTCCACAATTTCTTCTGGAATCCTAGCAAGCAATAATCCACCAGTGCCTATAACCCCAGCGTTTTTACCTTCATCAATGACAGGAGCATCAAAATCTGGATAATCTTCTGCCTTAACAAGTTCATAACCTTCACGTCTTCTTTTGTGAATATTGTTTTTATCGTCATACTCCATGACGGATTCACGTATCCACCTATGTTTATACCCTATAGGTGCTTCAGGAGCATCTAATGCAGATGGTGGCTTCCAATCATTTACTCGCTCTGTTTTTTCACGAGATTGCGAATCTCGACTTTTTCTATCAATTTCAGCCATTAAGTTCTCCTGTTTTCTATTTTAGCCACTTCTTTTGCATAACGCTCAAGAGGTATATTCATCTTGTTTGCAAAAGCGACTTGACCTGGCGTTAGTTGCACAGTTTTTTTCCGTCCAGATTTTACTTGTCCAGAGGACGTGGCAGGAGCAACAGCTTGGACGTTTTGCCGTTTATCCTGAAACTTGTTCGGAAAACTATCACGCATCCTTTTATCTATCTCTGCGTAATAATCGTCAGAAGTTGGATCAAATCCTTCAGCACCAACTAATTGTTGATGTAATCCTTGAGCAGCACCTGTCATAATCATATCTGATCCAAACCATTCATTGTTCTTCATCCATGTTTGCAATTTTGGATCAAGGTCTTCTACTTTAGGCACTTGTTGTTTTTGAGGGATTTGTTCTTGTTGTTTTGGTTCTTGACTTTGCTGATTATCATATTGATCAGTTCTAGCCTTTTGAATCCTAAGTCTTTCTTTTTCAACAGCTAATCTTGCCATGATTGACTGAGCCTCTGCCATTTTTTCAGCATCGCCAGCGTCATGTGCTTCTTTATATATTTTTTTAACTTGATCTTCTTGGCTCTCAACACGAGTGCTATACTCTTGTGTATAACCTTTATCTAAAGCCTCTAACTGTTTTTTAAGTTTTTCGTTCTCTTGTTTTTGCTGTTGTGCATATTGAACAGCAGCTTCAGCCTCTTCAATAGCTTGTTTTCTCTTAGCAGTTAATTGATTGATTCTTTTTTTAACATTATCAGAATAATCAGATAACTCATCACCTTGTTCTGAAGTTTGTTTTTCCTGAACATTTGTTCGGGTTTCTTCTTTTTCCTCAACAACTGGTATCTCAGGTGTAGGTGTTTGTTCTAATACTTCTTCAACATCTACAGAAACAACTTCATCTTGTTGAACAGAATTTTGATTTTCTATATTCATCATTTTTCTCCAATTTCTTTATACATAGGAAATATCACTAGGGTCAAGTATTGTTGCGATAATATTGTCATCATTTATCAATCTTACCTCTAAATTCTCAACTTTAAAGCGATTTCCAGCATATCTTCCCATAAGAACCCAACTTTTTTCAGAACACCAAGCACCTGTTGGGAATTTCCCAGTATCGGTATAAGCGTCTGAACCAAGTTTTACAACATAAGCAGCTACAGTTGCGAAACTTTCACGTTCTCGTGTCGCATCAGGTATAAAAACACCACCTTTTGTCTGTTGTTTCATATAATAAGGTATAACAAGTATTCTATACCCTACTGGTTGGGGAAGTCTTTCCAAAGCAGAAGCCTCCAATTTGGAAGGGTCTTTAGAATTTGGATTATCTTCTAATTTAGGAAAACCTTTTTTAACTGCATCAGGTATTTCCATACTTGCTCCTTTTTTACGTGCATTAGCAAATCTCTCTGGCACGAATAGTTTTTTAGCCATCTTCTAGCTCTATTCCTTTCATCGCAGCTTTTATTTCTTCCTCAGCGTAAGTCATGCCACGTATTTGACCTACAATGAACCGATAGTCCTCTATGGATTCTACCGTACCATTAGAGAGTGTAATCATAAAATCTTGTTTACGCTCTCTTATGTTCTTTAACAAATGTTCAGCTAGTTTTATTCCGTCCACTTTGTTTTCTTATTGCCTCTTTACCTTTTTTAAAAATACTTGCAACCTGAGCTTTACCCATTACTTTTGCTCTTTGCTCTCCAACAGTGAGGATTTGAATTTTTCTTGCATATGGTTTATTGATTTTTTTAACCTTTGCAACTGTTGCTCTTGCGTCAGATGGAGTTGCGAATTTGATGCCAACAGTGTCTTTAGGATTTTCATCCGTGTATAAACGTCTACCACTTCCTTTTGGTTTCTTACCTGTTCCTATTTTTGGGTCTTTTCTTTTTGCCATTTATAACACTTTTTAAAGTTTTAGCTTGTGAAGCATGTAATTTAGATGCTTTATTTAAACCCTTAATTACTTTTTTAATTTTTTTAGCTGCCATTATTTACCCTTTTTATTTATCATTTGCAATCCTTGTTTACCGAACCTATAACCGAAGCTGCTACCAATTATTATATACAACATGTTGGCGAACCAATTTGGAGTTGATTCCTCTAAAAATATAAACCCTTCTTTAACAAATGGTTGTGTCCAAGGCAGGAAAGAAGCCACAAGGATTGCTCCAAAAATTAAACTCCAAAATTCGTCCTTCCAACTCTCACCCATCTGATTTGTAAGAGCCTGCTCATTAAGAAAACTAGATGTAGCCTCAGTCTCGTAAACTTTCGCTTCGGCTCTAGCTTTAGCTACCTTTACCTCTGTTTCTGCTTTAGCTTTATCAACACGTCCTTGTAACCAAGTACCAGCTAAACTAGCTATAGGCGAAATAAAATTTGCTAACATTTCCATCTTCTCCTTGCTTGTCGTATTCTTGAATTAGGATCATTTCTTGTTTTTGCTGAACTTCGTTTTAATTGACCTAATGATCTTGCACAATATGATTTACGTCTTTTAGCTGCTTTACTACCTTTTTTAACTTTTCCAGTAACAGCAGTTTTTAATTTACTACCAGGGTTTTCACGTCTATATCTAGCAACACCTTTGGCAGTCATACCGGCACCTTTTTTAGTAGGTCTTTTATCTCCACTCTTTATAGTGTAACCTTTCATGCTACCCTTTTTTTGTGCCACGTTTTTTTCTCCTTACTGCTTCTACTCTTCTAGGCTTACCTGCAGGTTGTCCTATTCTTTTCTTTTGAGCAACTCTTTTCGCTTTTTCAGAGCTTGACATCTCTCCTGAAGTTTTTGGGGTTTTAGCAGATACCCTCTTTGAGGGGCGACAATATGGAGTACCCCGTTTCTCACCTTTGCGTCTCCCACAAGCCTTCCCCGTGCGGACATCTTTCCAATCCTCCTTAAACCAACGCTTTAATGCTAAACCTGACTTTGTTTTACGAACAGCCATTAGAAATTCCTAGTTCTTTTCCTTCTTGAATTTTCCACTTGACCACAGCCTCTAGCAATAAATCCACCTTTACTAAAAAATTTCATATCAGGCATATCTTTTGCCATATTTTTAGTGCGACCTATGGTACTAAATTTTCCAAATCCACCAACTCCACCACCACTTGATGCTCTTTTTCTTGATGCTCTTTTTTTCTCAAATTTTTTCATATGTTCTTTTTGACGTAACTTATCTTGTTGATTTCTAAACTTTCTAACATCGTTCATTAGTTTACCACCATAAGCTCCTGCACCTAAAGCCATGCCAGTTAAAGTATTGATAGCTGTATCACCATACTTTTCTATCACATTTTTATTTTTTTTAGCTTCACCACCCTTTTTCATCTTTACAACACCACCAGTAGCTTTCTTTTTAGTTGACTTGCCATAATTAGCAGCACCAACTTTTCTACATTTGGCTATAGCTCCTGATGCATAAGCTGATGGGAAAACTCTGTAACGTGATTTAACTTTGTGATAACAAGCGTCTTTTGGCATAACTACCCCTTTATTGTTTTAGTAATCCATAAAAATATTGCATATACAACTAAACCATATACTGTTGCAATTCCAATATCAACTAAATGTTCACGCATATGATAGATGAATTGAATACCAGCTTCAACATCACTACCACCACCTTCGTTAAAATTAACTGTTTTAGTTAAGTTTTCTACGTCACTTATAGTTTGTTCCATCATTTTTTCTTACTCTTTTTTCGGAACTGATTTAGGAACGCAATAAGCCTTAACCCAAATTTTGCTATCCCCTGCGAGGGAAGGGTCATAGTTTTGCGATCTAATTTTCTGTGCAATTCTAAGACACGCATCCAAATCACTGAAGTAGACACTTTCTTGAACCGTTCCTGATAAAAATACTACTAACAACCATGTCATTACCTATTGAGCTACATTTGCCTGTGTGTTAGAAACATTTGAACCATAACCACCACCAAACATATTGCCAAACATACTACCTAAACCACTCATAAAAGGGTTCATAAATGGATTAGGGCTTTGAAAAGGTTGTTGTGTTGAAGGTGTAGATAATTTTGGTTGAGTGCCACCTGTAAAATTTGTTGGGTCTGTAACAAATGTTGACCTATCAACTGGTTTACGAATTTGAGGAAATCTCGTTCCAGATGGTAATCTTTGACCAAAGCCACCCATACCCATAAATGGGTTCATCATTCCACCAAACATTCCATAATTAGGCATACCACCATAAGGTGACATACCAAACATACCTAATCCACCAAAAGGTGATCCATAGCCACCCATCATACCTCCAAAAGGAGAACCAAACATACCTCCCATTTGACCCATAAAAGGTTGAGGTTGAAAACGATTTTGATTAAATCGTTGTCGAGCTAAATCCATCATTTGTTGCGTTGGTTGGTATTGATTCTTTTCTGATTCAGTAGGTGGTCTTACAGAAGGATCATATCTAGGTTGGTCAAATTGAAAAGAATCTTCATTAGAACTTGGTTCACTTGGTGTACGTGGTACACCCATCAACATTTGTTGTATATCACCCATAGGCATAGGTCTTGAATATAAACTCATTTACCATTCTCCTTTGAACGAGTGAAAGCAGTCGTTCCCATAAAAGTTGCAACGATACCTAAATTTGCCACAACATATGTTGAAAGTAAAGCCGTGACCATTTCAACTCTTGCATCTGGTATCGCTGGTGACATAACTAGTACTATTAATATAATTGATGAGATAGATGACACCCAACAAAGCATACGTTGTTGATCTTGCATCTTATCAGAGTTCTCAAGTCGTATCATATGTTCAGATCGTGACAGTTCCTGATCACTTACAACTCCGTATCCATCTAAGTCA